ATGACATTTGTAATTTGATAATTCATAAAATCTTTTACACGTTCTGCTTGACTTTCTTTATCTATAGTTATTTCACCAACAATGTTTACATCTACAGGCCCTTTTGCTGGTAATAATTCTCTATAAGCATGTGCTTGAAATTGTGTAACTGATTCTGCTAATAAAGGATGTGTTACTCCACTAGCTCCTTGAAACGGTTGAGATCTTTCATCATATTTAAAACCAAGAAGATCTAATCCTTTTGCAAAACCCTCTTCCCAGTCTTTTCTAGATGATTTATCATCATCAAACTCTCCTAGTAATTTACTAGATATTCTTTGTAATTCATCTTCAGAAACATTTTCAGCTAAGTTTGCATAAAAATCAGTAGAGGGTTCTTCTGGAGTAGGGTTTAATATTGCTCCTCCGTCCTCTGTCATAATGACATCAGGAGTTACATCCTCAACTGTTTCTACATCGACTTCTTCTGTTTCTATAGGTGCTGAATCTGCTTGTATTTTTTTCTCAACAGCCATTATTTCATCTTACTCATTAATAAATTCATTAACATATTTTCACCTTCTACCATTTTTTCTGCAGTTGGTTCAATTACCTTTTCTTCTAAAACTGGTTCTATCATTTCTTGAGCAGCTTTACCAGCTGCTAAAACCAAAGGAAAATCTAACGCATAACCAACAGGAGTTGCTCTTTTTGCTACAGCAGTTGCGAATGGTGTTGCAGGTTTAAAAGCTTTGATAAAAGGTTCTACTGTTTGCATAAAATTTTTATTTTTTATAAAATCAGTAAGCTTGCCTCTGTAATCAGAAACAATTTTTGATTTTTCTCCAAACTGATTAATTAGCTTATCAAGAATAGCTTTTGCGTATTGAAACTTTATAGATTTAGTACCTGGTTTAATACCACCAAGCTTACCTTTAAATTCTGGATAGTACGTAGTGAATGTATTATCTAAAGCTGTAGCAAACGCAGCTTGATTTGCTTTTGGCACATAATTGTATTTATCAATTAAATAATCAGTAAATTTATTTCTATTTAAAACTTTTCTTTTTTCATTAGTTTGTAAGTCTCTTTTGATTTCATAAAAATGATCAGGTTTAAATCCTTCAATAACTCCAGCTAAAGCATCTCTTTCAATTTTACCAAATGCATCTTTATAAAAAGCAGTTTTTATTAGTTGAGCTTTATTAATAGCTTTAGTTTTACCGCCCTCTACTATTTTTACATCTTCATCAAAATTTACATCATCAAAATAATTATTTATATTTTTAAAAAAATCATCTGGCTTTGTGCCACTTTCAAAAACGGGTACACCTTTCGGTAAATCAACAGTAAACTTTCTAATTTTTCCATTAGGCATTTCCATTGATACTTCAAATAAGTTAC